TGGCAGAAAACGAAGGCGAAGATTTACAATACCTTGAAGAAGAAGACGAAGAAGTTAAAGTTACCGTTGACTTGGATGCTCTTCAAGAGGCAGTCGCTAAACTTCAAACTGAAGACGATGACGCCGACGATGATATTTACGAAGAAGAATTAAATGAAGAAGATATTATTGCTGCGCTTTCTGAAGATGAAGATGTCGAAGCTGAAACTGTCGAAATTAAAGAAAAAGAAGAAAGCGACGAAGAACTGGTATCAGAAGAACTTCTTGACAGCATCGTGGAAAAGCTAACCGTTGATATGGGTGCTGAACTCTCCGGTTGGGCTGGACGCTCCGACAGCGATATGCGCTGGGAGATGGAAAAAGAAATGGCACATCGTCGAAGTACAGATGTGGAAGAAGAATTAAAAGATTTGAAGAAAGCTCAAGAAGAGTTAGTTTTCGAAAATAAACAACTCAAAGAGCAAACTAAGAAATTTAAACAAGCAGCAGGAGAACTAAAAGGGATACTGCAAGAGACTAATATCTCTAATGCTCGTTTATTATACACGAACCGTGTTTTGAGAAATACCTCCTTAAATGAGCGGCAAAAAGAAATGATTGCCGAAGCTATTTCAAAAGCTGGTTCCGTTTTAGAGGCGAAGACAATATATGATACACTAGAAAGCGCAACGCCGGCACATTCTAAACGTGCCCCGCAATCGTTGAGCGAAGCTATCACTCGTCCATCCTCTGTTATTCGTGCATCTCGTAGAGAAGCACAGACAACTGACCCATTCTTAGATAGAATGAGAAAGTTAGCCGGAATTAAACATTAAAAAGGAGATTTAAAAATGGCTGGTATTGTAGAAAGATTAACTGAAGGTATCGTTAATCGTGACATGCGTGCTGAAGGCAATGCATTATTGAATAAATGGGAGAAGACAGGACTTCTAGAGGGTCTTGACAAGGACCGTGGTCGTCAAACGATGGCTCGTCTTCTCGAAAATCAAGCAAAAGAACTTCTTCGTGAGTCCAGCACTATGTCTGGTGGCGATGTTGAAGGTTTTGCCGCTGTTGCGTTCCCTATCGTTCGTAGGGTATTCGCAGGATTGATCGCAAACGATCTCGTTAGCGTTCAACCGATGAGTCTTCCAAGTGGACTCATCTTCTTCCTTGACTTCACCACTTCCACGAATGGTGCAGGTCTTCCTCGCTTGGGTTATGGCGCGACTGAAGAATCGCTTTTCGGTGGTGGCAGAGTTGCTTCTCAGATCACTGGCGGTGTTACTTTGACGGGAACGAACGCCGAAGCTGGTCCTTATGGACTTAACAACGGTTATTCTTCCCCAACGGGTTCAACCGCTCTTGCTCCTGCAGACGCGGCTGCTGGTTGGGTTCTTATTGCATCTGGTACTGCTGGTGCAACCGGCGGTTCTGGCGCTAACCCACTTAGTACTAAAAATCAAGCAACTCTGGATAGTCTTACAAAGTATGATCCTGATTTGAGTGGTTCCTCTGTGGCTGTGTATGAGACAACCGGTTCTACCGGATTACGTCAATTGAATACTGATAATCTTGTTGGTATCCAAATTGATAGTGTTGCTGATACTCCTGGTACTGCTTCTGCTATTCTAGTCCGACGATTATCCAATGTTTCTAGTGGTTCAGCAACGCAAGATCCAGGTGATTCATCTTATAAGATGACTTTGGTATTTACCAATGCAAGTGGCTCTGTTCCGCTTCGCAATGGTTTTGCAACCGGATTGATGGGCGCTATTACTGGTTCAGGCAATTTGACAGTTTCATTCCCAATCGACGATAGACTCACCACTAGCGCTGCTCTTGGTTCCGTTGTCGGTGCAACCGAATGGGGACTTGAAGGCAATGAGAGAATCCCAGAAATCGACATCAAAGTTGACTCTGTGGCTATCACTGCACAGACCAAGAAGCTCAAAGCCAAATGGACGCCAGAGTTGGGACAGGACTTAAACGCCTATCACAACCTTGATGCTGAAGTTGAACTTACAGGCATCTTGTCTGAGCAAATCGCTCTCGAAATCGACCGCGAGATCTTAGAGGATCTAATCCTTGGGGCATCTGCTGGTACTTACTACTGGTCACGTTCCCCAGGATTGTTCGTTGAACGCACCACTGGGTTGGAAGTCGGCGCTTCATCTGCGGCTCCAGACTTCACCGGTACGGTTAGCGAATGGTATGAGACTCTTGCTGAAACCATCAACGACGTTTCAGCGCAAATCCATCGTAAGACTTTACGGGGTGGAGCTAACTTTGTCGTCTGCGGACCTGAAGTTGCCAACATCCTTGAGTTCACTGCTGGATTCCGCGCAAGCGTTACCGCTGATGACGACAAGGGTTCAATCGGCGCTGTCAAAACTGGTAGTCTTTCGAAGAAGTTCGACGTTATCGTCGATCCTTACTTCCCACGTTCCGTCATACTTGTTGGACGTAGAGGTTCTAGCTTCCTTGAAAGCGGGTATGTATATGCACCTTATGTGCCACTACAAACTACACCCACTATCTTTGGGCCAGAAGACTTCGTGCCTCGTAAGGGCGTGATGACTCGTTATGGTAAAAAGATGGTTCGTCCAGATATGTACGGACTCGTCATTGTACGAGGACTCACTGGTGAGGCAGGCGCAACTAGCTAAACACTAGTAGCCAAATAAAACGTAAAGCCTTCGTCTTCGGACGGGGGCTTTCGTGTTTATGGAACTACTTATAGGTGAACTTAAGGTTCAAACCAAAGTTATCGGGTAGACTTTGAGCTACCCCCTAGTATTGTTGAAATAGACCGATATAGGGACATGATTATAAAAGGAGGGTTTTTAACTATGGGAACAAAAAGAATAGGCCTTGCAAGAATTGAGGCGTTAATGGAGAATTTAAAGAGAGAGATTTCTTTCGGTGCAAATAGCGTTCATCTTGGCGCTCGTAGAAAGGTTACGAGCATCACAGATTCAACATATACAGTCACTGAAGCACAGTCCGGGACGATTTTTACGCTTAATGCCGCAGCCGGAATTGTAGTTACGCTACCAGCCGCCAAGGCAGGACTTGAGTATGAATTTTATGTTGAAACTGCTTTAACAAGTAATGCTTATACGGTTAATGCGGCTTCTTCGTCTGATACGCTCACGGGCACACTCAGGCTGATTGATATCGCGGTGTTGGGATCGCATATTGATAATAATGATAATGTAATCACCACTGGCGTTTCTATTCCAGCCGCAGCAGATCATCAGTTGGTAACAAACAAGACAACCACTGGTGGTCTTGCTGGTTCACACTGGAAATACACCTGTATAACGGACGCATTATGGCAAGTAAGTGGAACAAATATTTGTTCTTCTGGTGCGACATTAGCAACTCCATTTACCTGATTCTTAAGGTTTTTGGTTTTGTTTACATTAAACCCCCTTCCAATCGGTTGGGGGTTTTTGTTTTAAAAACGTCGATTTGCCAAAAAATATCGCCAGTAAATTTTTGAGATTTTCCTTTTATAAAAATAAAACTATTTATTATATAACAAGGAGTTTCCATGGGAAAGAAAAGAAGACTAAAATCTGCAAAGGCGAAGTTTAGCGCCAAACACGCTAACCATCCTCGTATGCAAAATCTAAATAGAGAGGACATACTCGAAGTAGAAGCTGCAGCAGTTGTTCCAGAGCCAGAAGTTGTCTTACAAGAGGAAAAAGTTGAAATAAAGCCAAAAGCCTCTCCGAAGCCAAAAACAGCTAAAAAGCCTAGGCGAACCACAAGAAAGAAGACAACTAAAAAGACTGTATCTACAACAGCCTAGTTAAAATTTGTTTGAATAATAAAGCCTCCAGTATATCTGGGGGTTTTGTTTTATGAGCAACTATTTACGTAATGAACCGTTGAAGGAACCAAATAATGCCAACTAATCTAAGTCCAAGATCTACTCAGAGCGCCATTATATTATCATCTACTGGTTCTGCTGCAGCAGTCGCCGCAGCGGTACCTTTTCAAGTTTACACGGGATCTGTAGATTTTTTAACCGGTGCTGCATTGCAGGTAAAATATGTATACAAAAAACTTGGCGGTGATGTTGTTGATATCGAATTAACGCCGGCTAACGTTTATGCGGCATATGAAGAAGCAGTTTTAGAGTATTCGTATATTTTTAATCTCCATCACGGAAAAAATACACTTTCAAGTGTTTTGGGCGATACTACTGGTACATTTGATCATAAAGGTGATAGAAAAACAGGCCCATCGAATGCTAATTTGAAATATCCAAGATATCAATTCACATATGCTAAAGCAGTTGGAGATGGAATGGCATCAGTTGGCGGTTTCGGCGGTTCTATTAGAGAATATTCCGCTTCATTCAGGCCGGTTAGTAATGTACAGGATTATGATATTCAGAATATTATTTCAAGTTCATCAGCTTCAGGGGTTAATGAAAACAGCGAGGCTGTCCCTTATTCGGGAAAAGTTGGCGACAACAGAGTGTACGTCACAAAAGTTTTTTTCAAGTCTCCACGGGCAATGTGGCGCTTCTATGGTTACTATGGAGGCGTAGGTGTGGTTGGCAATTATTCTACCTATGGACAGTTCTCAGATGATTCGACTTTCGAAATTATTCCAACCTGGCAGAACAAAATGCAGGCAATTATGTATGAAGATTCAATCTATACTAGAACATCTCACTATTCTTATGAATTGATAAACAACAGAATAAGATTGTATCCCAACCCTAGCGATTGGGCATTTCAAGATGCTCAGAAGATTTGGGTTAGGTTCTATATTAAGACAGACGCGACGGATGAAGACGACAACTATAGAACGGGTGTTAATGGTGTTAATAACGTCAATACAATGCCTCTCGACAACATACCTTATGCGAATATTAACGCAATCGGCAAGCAATGGATCCGAAAATACGCACTGGCGTTGTGTAAGGAGATGCTTGGGCAGATTAGAGGCAAATTTACAACACTTCCTATTCCTGGCGAGAGTGTGACATTGAATCATTCTGAGTTATTGTCGCAGGCTAAAGAAGAACAGCAGCAGCTTAGAGATAAGTTGATGGAAATTTTGAAAGAGATGGAATACTCAGAGCTTATCAAGAAAGATGCGGAGATAACAGAGGCAGCTACCAATACTTTGAAGCATTCACCGTTGCCTATTTTTGTAGGATAATAGATAACAATGTCAGACGAATGGAAAAAGCCCACACAACCCCCGCCGCCTCTGTTCTTGGGAAAGAAAGAACGTGATTTAG